AGCTTTTTTATTTTCTATAATGTATATTGATTCATATAAGTCCAACAAATTTGAAGCATATGGACATAATTACGGATCAATAAGATTGGATGTTTCTTATGGTGGAGCATCCGCAATTATGGAAAATAAATATTATTGTGTAAATCAAGGTACAACTCAAAATATACCTTTGGCGATTTTTATTAGCGATACTGCGTTTATTAGATTTGCTATAACTAAGTTCAAAGAGAAATTACCATACATAAAAAATCAACCATTAACAACTGAAGATGAACAAATAAAGGCGTTGGCTAAAACATTTATATTAAGATGGCCTATTAATCAACCTGATAATGTTTATGATAAAATGACAGAACAAGATAAAAAAACTGTTGAAAATAAATTTAGAGAGGCGTTTAATACTGTTAAATCAATATAGTATGAAAGTGTTTTTTTCGTTTTGTTAGATATTTATAATAAAAAAAACTATGAGCACAAAATTAATTTTAGATAATTATCTTGGTAAGAATACAAGAATGTCAGAAAAAGATGCGGGTAACGGATTTAAAGAGGTATGTGATTTAGATACCGGTGATTGTTATACTATAAGAATGAAAGATGGGTTAATTGAGCGTGTGGATAACACGATGAATACCAATAAAAAAATTCAAGTTGAAACTAAAACTGGAATAAAACAATTATTAAACGGATAATATGTCAATAGATAAAAAAATACTAGAAGAAATAAAAAGATATAATAACATTAATAAGTATATCTTGGAACAAGGTGAATTACCTCCCCCACCGGCTCCGGATCCTGCGGCGGCTGTTGCCCCTGTAAGTCCTGAAGCCGCAATAGCTCCTGAAGCACCCGTACCTCCAACAAATACTCCACAACCTGTTGATATTGAAAATGATCCTGATGTTGAAGAGGTGGGTAAGGAAACTGAAGAACTTGACATAACAGATTTAGTTGATACTCAAAAAACATTTGCTGACAAACAAGAAGAATATTTTAACAATTTATTTGATCAATTAAAAAATCTTGAAACCAAATTAGGTGAAATGGATAATTTAGTTAATACGGTAAATAATTTAGAAACAAAAATTGAAAAAATTAGACCAAAAACACCTGAAGAAAAATTAGAACTTAGAAGTTTAGATTCGGGGCCATTTAATCAAAAACTAAGTGAATTTTTTGATGATAAGATGGATGACATGGAAAAATCAGGAAAAAATGAATATGTTTTAACTACTGATGAAGTTGAAGAATATTCCCCTAGTGAAATTAAGGGAAGTTTCAACGATTTTGAAGAAGATGAAATGATATAATACTTTAGAGAGAGACATTAACATCTCTCTCTTTTTTTAACATACCTTATTGACTACTCTATTTTTTATAACTATATTTTCTACGTAAACCTTTAATAAATATATATACAATGGCGACAAACGAAACCTTAAAAGCAATGTTGGACCAGTACGAGAGTTCAAAACAAAGTGGATCATCCACTTCAAAAATGTCTCAGGACGAAAGAATGAAAAAGTATTTCGCAGCAATCCTTAAAGACAGCGAAAAACAAGGACAAAGAAAAATCCGTATTTTACCAACAACTGATGGATCATCACCTTTTAAAGAGGTATGGTTCCACGAAATCAATGTTGATGGTAAATGGCAGAAATTTTATGATCCGGGAAAAAATGACAACGAACGTTCACCTTTAAACGAGGTTTACGAAGAGTTAATGTCAACAGGTCGTGAATCAGACAAACAATTGGCAACACAATATAAAGCTCGTAAGTTTTACATTGTTAAAGTAATTGACCGTGATCACGAAGAAGACGGTGTTAAATTTTGGAGATTTAAACACAATTACAAACAAGAAGGAATTTTAGATAAAATCATTCCAATCCTTAGAGCTAAAGGAGATGTTACCGATTCAGATAATGGTCGTGACTTAATCCTTGAACTTACAAAGGCAAAGACACCAAAAGGTGCAACATACACGGTAATTCAAACCGTAATGTATGACGATCCAACACCAACACATGAAGACGCTGAACAGTCATCTACTTGGATCAACGATGAGTTGACTTGGGAGGACGTATATTCTAAAAAACCTGTTGAATATCTTGAATCAATTGCGAGAGGAGAAACTCCTCGTTGGGATACAGACGCAGGTAAATACATCTACTCAAATAGTAGTGAATCGGAAGTATCTATGGGAGGTTCAACACCAAAATCAATTAATGAGGTTGCAGATCCTCAGGTAAATGATGACGAAGACGAAGATTTACCATTCTAATTAAAATAATAACTTATACTAGGACACTTACATAGACAAGGTGTCCTAGTATTTTTAAATCAAAATAAAATGAATAAGATTTCAGAAAAAATGTATGAGGCATTGACCTTAAAGTATCGTTCGGAAATGGCGGAAGCGGAAGCAACCTTGTTAGTTTATTTTACAAATCCTGTTGGTATTGGAGAACATCCACAACACATTGAGGAAATGGATAAATTGGTTGAGAAAATGGTTAACGCACAAGATAAAATGAATGCATTAGAAACATTCCATAAATATAATTTCAATTAATATGGCAATTAAGAAAACAGATTTTAGTTCATTGAAGAAAAAATTCTCTTCAGACGCAAAATATAAACCACAAAGATTTTTTGATCTTGGATCTGATTTCTTGGATGCGGTAGGTTTACCTGGTCCTGCTATTGGACACCTTAATATGTTGTTGGGTCATTCTGACACTGGTAAAACAACAGCACTTATTAAAACTGCGGTTGATGCTCAAAAGAAAGGGATTCTTCCTGTTTTCATTATTACCGAACAAAAATGGTCCTTTGAACACTCAAAAATAATGGGGTTTGAATGTGAAGAAGTAGTCGATGAAGAAACAGGTGAATTAACTTGGGACGGATTCTTCTTGTTTAATAACAATTTCAGTTATATTGAACAAATTACAGATTACATTAATGAACTATTGGATGCACAAGAAAAAGGTGAATTAGATTATTCACTTTGTATTATGTGGGATTCAGTTGGATCAGTTCCTTGTAAAATGACTTACGAAGGTAAAGGAGGTAAACAACATAACGCTTCCACATTGGCGGATAAAATTGGTATGGGTATTAACCAACGTATTTCAGGATCTCGTAAAGCGGATTCTAAATACGAGAATACTTTAATCATTGTTAATCAACCTTGGGTTGAATTACCTGACAATCCATTTGGACAACCAAAAATTAAAGCTAAAGGTGGTGAGGCAATTTGGTTGAACTCTTCTTTGGTATTCTTATTTGGGAATCAAAAAGGTGCGGGTACAACAAAGATTACCGCAACAAAAGACAAACGAACAGTTAAGTTTGCTTCAAGAACAAAAGTGTCGGTTATGAAAAACCACATCAATGGACTTGGATTTGAAGATGGTAAAATCATTGTAACCCCACACGGATTTTTACCGGGTAAAGATACCACAGAAGAAAAGGCATCAATAGAAAAGTATAAGAAAGAATATGCTGACTATTGGAAAGACATAATCGGAGTTGATGGTGACTTTGATTTGAAAACAGAAAAAGAAGAAGTAGAGTAGTAACATTTAAAGTAAAACAAAATGTCAAAAACCTTATTGGTTGACGGTAACAATTTATTAAAAATAGGATTTCACGGGGCTCGTGATCTTTTTAACAAAGGTGAACACGTAGGAGGTATTTGGCACTTTTTAAATACGTTACGTAAATTCTTAGAAGAAACAAACTTCAATAAAGTAGTTGTATTTTGGGATAGTAAAACAAGCTCATCACAGAGAAGAATACTATACCCAAAATATAAACTCAATCGTAATCCTTTGGAAAACGAAAGTAAGGAAGAATCCTTCACCAATCAAAAACAAAGAGTTAAACAATATCTTGAAGAGATGTTTGTGAGACAATTAGAGACGGAAAATTCAGAAGCCGATGATCTTATTGCACACTACTGTAAAGTATCGTTAGAAGAAGAAAAAACGATATTCTCAAGTGATAGAGATTTAACTCAGTTGATATCTGAAAAGGTATCTATTTATTCCCCCCAAGCAAAACGTTATTATAAGTTCGGAGACAAAATTAAACTTAAAGATTATGAGTTTCCGCACAATAATATTAAAACTGTTAAGATCTTAACGGGGGATAGTTCAGACAACATCGATGGTATCTTTTATCTTGGTGAGAAAACTTTAGTTAAGTTTTTTCCTGAGATACTTGATTCAGAGGTTTCTTTTACCGATATTTTAACAAAAGGTGAGGAATTACTGAAAGAAAATAAAGACGTTGTTGTCTTACAGAATTTACTCAGTGGGAAAACAAAGGAGGGGATATTCGGTGATGAATTCTTTGTAATAAATGAAAAGATTGTTGATTTATCTGAACCTTTGATTTCTGACGAAGGAAAAGAATTAGTTGAAATGTACCAATCAGAGTCGATGGATCCCGACGGGAGAGGACATAGAAACTTAATTAGAATGATGATGGAAGACGGGTTCTTCAAGTATCTCCCAAAAGGAGATGATAATTGGGTTAATTTTTTAAAACCATTCTTGAAATTATCAAGAAAAGAAAAAACAAAATTTAGAAACAAAAAGTAAAAACAAAATTATGAGAGATCAAGATGTAACAAAGGTAGAGTTTTTGTTAATGTGTAATGATAACATCGTAGTACAACG